GTTACCTGAACCACAAAACGGCGATGACGTCCCGCCTGCACATCCACTGTCGCCACAAGGAAATTAACGCCATCCGGCACACTGCGGGAAGGAACTGGCTCTGCCCGCTGCTCAAGCAATTCACTTTTTCGTTGCTCCATGCTGGCGCGGGGAAGATAAGGTAATCCCCAGTCGGTATTGATAACCGTCTTGAGTGTCTCTTCACTTCCGGTTGTCTCGTATTCCTGTTCTGCAGTAAGCAGTTTGTAAACGAGTTGCGAGAGTGTCTGATAAGCAGCTGCCGGACCCTCCATCCAGAATGACGCAATACGTGAACGCCGGGGATCACCATAACGACTGCCATCTGCATTGATGGATTCACCATCCCGTAGCCAGACCCCACGTCCGTTCAGCTCGCGTTTTTGTTCAGGCAAAATCCGTCCTGAACAGGAAGGACACTGAATATAAGCCGCCTCACTTGCCAGCACAGGATCGGCAATATCACGGAAACCAGCAACCACATCGCCGCAGGGCTGAAAATACTCACCACAGTGTGGACATGGCCAGTACCAGCGACGGCGATCGCCACGGTTATAGAGCGACAGGATCCCCGTGGTTGGTGGAGCCTCATGCGGTGAAGTCCGTCGCCATTTCACATCCTTCACATCCCTGCCGGGGGAACTCTCCACAAGCGTCATACCACTGGACATAAATGTGGTGGTACGTTTTGAGGCAAGAGAGAAGGCATCCCCCTCGCCATCAATATCTTCCGGAAAACGGTCATAATCCGTCAGCGCCACGCATTTATAATCTGATGAGGACATGATATTGACTGACGGCCAGCCGATTTTCAGGTAGTTGCCAGCAAGGAATGTTCTGTCATAAACGTTGTTGTCATTTTTGTTCGGACTCAGGCGACTGACCACTTCCGGGCTGACGCGAAACGTTCTGGCGAGTCGTTTTTTGGAGTGTTCGCGGGCTTTTTCCTCCGTCATCTGAATGATCAGCATATCCGCAGGATCGCAAATCACGTTGTAAATCACCCAGCCGTCAATCAGGCCGATAGTCTTGCCGGTTCGTGCCGGGCCAACAAATATCACTGCGTCGTATTCACGCGAGGCCAGGCAGTTCATCGGCTCAATAACATACGGTGCCACCAGCGGATCCCACGGGACTGAGTTCCCTGCCCCCATGGGCACCCGCATATACTGAGCAACGGCATCAGCAACCCGCATTCGTCTCGGTGCGCGAAGGATATAACCTGAATCGGTTCGTGCTGCCTTTGCGGTTTCCTGATTCAGCATTACTCCTCCTGCTGTAATTCCTCCTCATCATCCGCACCTGCTTCGGTCACCCGCAGGGCTATCTGATCGCGCAGATCATCAATAATGGACTGAACACGGCTCACAGCGGCAGGCTGCAGACCACAGTCACGTTCCAGAATATCCGGTAATGTCTCCAGCACCTGCACGACCGCTTTTGCCCAGATGGCAAACTCCCGTCTGACATCACTGGCCGGAATGAGTTGTGCCGTTTCCTGTTCGAACTTAAGACGCTCACGTTCAGACTGATACCAGGCTTTGCGTTCATGTGGATCCATTTCGCCCTCAGCAACCGGCGGTGGTAACCCCATAAATTCAGTCAGAATATCGGTCAACCGGTATAGCTTGAGTTTGTCATGTCCACCAGCGGGACGAATGTTTTTCAGTCTTGCCACGACAGTCTGGCGGTGCAGACCAGATAAAGCCGCCAGTTGATTAATATTCAGCACCAGGTTTTTCAATTCATGATCCATATTTCCTCCGGAGAGCTTTAAACATGCATCGTGCGAACAACTTTAAGAAAACGCGTTCGATGTCGAACAAAAAACACTCAATTCGACATACAAAAAACAAACAACCATTAATAATCAATAAGATGTAAAGATGATGGTGGCCGATAAAAATGCAAAAACTAGCCTTTTTCCGCGACGCTCCCGCCCCGTGGCAGGCCACCCCACCGGGAGGACCCGTCAGCCTGGCAGCCATGAACGAGCGTCTGATACAGAACACAGAAATAAATCAGGCATCCACTGACGTCACACAGACGGTGCATTGCGTCGACAGGAGTAATGGCGTAAGCTGAACTCTTGGCTCTCTTGTGCCACCGGCGAATCTTCAGCGGATTATCCTTGGCCGGTTTTTATCTGAGGCATTGCTCACGAATGTATAGCTGTGCCCCTTCCAGTTGTTTTTGCATTATTATCAGCCGCTCTCTGAGGGTGAAATAATCCCGTTCAGCGGTGTCTGCCAGTCGGGGGGCGGCTGCATTACCCACGCCGGTGGCGGCGGTGGCTTCACGTCCGGTCTGACAGACTGCTCTGATGCGCAACCGACGACGACCAGCGGCAATATCATCACGCAGAGCATCATTTTCAGCTTTTGCATCAGCTAACTCCCTTGAGTATTTTTCATCCAGTGCAGCAACATCACGCTGGCGCTGCTGCATGTCAGTAATGGTGGCGTTCGCCTGGCTGAGTTTTTCCTTCGCTTTATCGCGCTGGTCTTTGTAGGAGATGGCGTTATCACGGTAATGATTAACAGCCAATGACAGGCAGACGATGATGCAGATAACCAGAGCGGAGATAATCGCGGTGACTCTGCTCATACCTCAATCTCTCTGACCGTTCCGCCTGCTTCTTTGAATTTTGCAATCAGGCTGTCAACTTTATGCTCGAACTGACCATAACCAGCGCCCGGTAGTGAAGCCCAGATATTGCTGCAACGGTCAATTGCCTGACGAATATCACCGCGATCAATCATCGGTAAAGCGCCACGCTCTTTAATCTGCTGCAGTGCAACAGCGTCCTGGCTTTTCGGAGAGAAGTCTTTCAGGCCAAGCTGCTTGCGGTAGGCATCCCACCAACGGGAAAGAAGCTGGTAACGTCCAGCTGCGGTTGATTTAAGTTGCGGGTTTAGCGTAACAAGTTTGCGAGGATGATCGGAGTAATCTGTGAACAGCTCACCACCTACAATAACGTCGTAGCCGTGATTGCGGGTTGGCTGTCGCCCGTTATCCGTTCCTTCTGACCACGCCAACATATCGAGGAAAGCTTTACGCTGGGAATTTAGTACCTGCATAAATTACTCCTTAGAGCCACCAAACTTATTACCGATTACTCTCATTGCAGCCCCACGAATAGCATCGACACCGATCAGCCCCACCCCACCACCAATGGCAACAGAAAGCGATTTAGGCCATCCGACATACTCAAGAGCGGATGCAAAAGTCAGCGTCAGAGCGCCACAGAGTAGAATTTCGAGTGTTTTTCGCTTCCAGCCACCACCACCGCCAAAATAGGCAATGCGCAAACCAGCCATAACAATCGACATAATCACTGCGCCCAGCGGTGTGTCTCCACGCCACCAGCTCTGGACCAACTCCAGCCAAGTATTTGGGTTATGAGGCATTTGTAGTTATCTCTCACCTCGCCGATACAAGAGGTGCAAATTGAGGGAGTACCACGAACCGCAAATCAGAAGCGGAAACGTAAAAGAAGCCGAGCCAATGGATAAGAGCTAGATAGACCAAGCCCAACGAATACCAAAGCCCAGAAACGACAAAACCCGCTCGACGGCGGGTTTAAGCTGTGTGGCGAAGTAACCACTCTTAACAGAGTACTGTATTTTTTGCGTACGCATTAGTATTTTTTGAAGTATTATCAACACCAATTGTTCAAAACCATTAAAAGGATGTTGTTATGACTGCATCAGCGACCCCCACTAATATCACTCATAAGTTTATTGTTCACATTATGAACAAGGAACAACAGGGGTTAGCCACCATTATTCCTTGTCCTTCAGAAAAACCTGTTCAGCAAGCATCAAAAGACCTCTCTAACGCACTTACTGAAAGGTACTCTGGGAGAGCAGGTAAAGGATATGGGAAATTTGAAGATGACCGCGATAGTTACCCTATGGGTAATATCGTTGATGATTATTTCGTAAATAAAACACATAGTTTTTATGATACTAGTATCCGAATGATCAATCATTTAAAAGCCAGAGCCGATGATGAATCAATGTCTACTGGTGGTTATGTAATAATTGCCCATAATGAGGTAAATGGAAATCATTATTTGATGGTTGCAATCCTAACATCAGCAGTTGGCTCTTCAGTCCACGATTTTGAAATTCAAGAAAGTGAATATCTAGACATTGCTAAACTTCGAGTAGCGGGACGAATTGACTTAACTGGGCGCCAGAATGGCAAAGAGAGATATATTAGCTTTCTAAAGGGGCAAAATTCAGTAGCAGGTTATTTCAAAAAGTTTTTAGGTTGCAACGATATTCTAATTGCCAAACAAGAAACAACAAAATTACGGAATGCACTTTTAGAATTTGCTACTGAAAGAGGTTTTGAACCAGAGGCACGTGAAGAGTTCCTAAATAAGGCTCATGAAAAATTAAAAAATTTAAATCGTTCTGGTGAAACTTTCGACACTCAAATTTTTGCAAACGAGATATGGCCAACTGCTCCTGAGTTGTTAGTTGAAAAGTTAACCAATGACGATCTGGAGTTCTCTGATGGGTTCGTGCCTGATGGCAACGTTATACGTGGGCTTGTTAGTTTCAAAGGAAAGTCCAAACATTGGTCTCTGAAATTCGAGCGTGCGGCCTTGCATGATGGCAGCGTTCTTTATGATTCAGAAAACGATAAATTGATACTTACCGAGATTCCGGATACGCTAAGATCAGAGATTTTATCAGAATTAGGTGAAGAGGATGAGCAGTAACAATCAGAGAACCTTCAAAGACTTAGTGACTATTTACAAGGCCGCTACATTTGCAGGTACCCTATCTGAAGCATCACTCATTCTTTCAAACGAGGAGCTCTGTGACATCATCAACGATATCACAGAGAATCCCCATGATTTTGGCATCACCCTTGAATCTGGCAACATTGAGTTAGGCCAAACTATAACCTTACATATAACCCCCCCCAAATTACGATTGGGGCAGCTACATTTCTCTTTTAATGAGTATTTAAAAAATCCTAAAAATAGGATAAAGGAAGCCAGTAACTTCTTTATAATCGAACTTAATTATCACAACAGGGATAAAAAGTCGCCTGCTATTATATCCAAGTACAGAGATGTTTTGAGCTTAATTACTTTATTCAAAGATTGTTCTGCTTATTTAGATGAAACAAATTTTGAATTGGTATTCGTCGAATCCAACGTACTAAAAATTCCAGTAAATTATTCTAGCGATGATCTTATGAATGTTAATGGAGATCTGATTCATAATTTGATCGCAAACTTTGCAGAAGATACGCATAAAGATCAAAAACTTACTATTTTAGCAAGTAGTATAAAATCATCATGTGAATCTAAAACTAAAGAAACCTCTTTTTCCTTCATGTTAAGGGATTTAGGACAACTTTATGAAAGTTATCAAAAAGGATACAAAGTATTCGTTTCTGGTTTTTCTTACGAGAAAATACTGGATCAGTTACGAGTAGCCAAAATAGAAGAGATGGGGAAAATACATAAAGTATTCAGTGACATACAAAATCAGATATTAGGTATCCCCGTCGCAACAATTATCGTTGCGACTCAAATGAAGCAGGCTAATGGTTGGGATAGTCAAGCATTAATAAACACAGCTGTAGTGTTGGGTGCATTGTTCTTCACTATTATGATTCTATTTGTTCTATTTAATCAATGGCAAACTTTAACAGCAATAAATGATGAGTTAAATCATAAAAAACAACAAGCAGAATATAACTTCAAGGCTATTTACGAAGATATAAAGGATACATTTGATAGTTTAACCACAAGATTGCTTGTTCAGAAAATTGTTTTTGCCTCATTAGGAATTATAGTTTTATGTGGCTTATATCTTACATTTAGATTCTACTTTTTACTTACGCCTTATGCTATTACATATTTATTTAGCTGACGGCCAATATGGCCGTCTAATAAATTACCCATGTATTATATATATAACTGCATCAATAAATCCCAATGCAGCTTGCAACTTTTTTCTTATAGTCCCATCAGAGCATTTTCTCTTCTTCGCAATAGTGCGTAATGAGATACCGATAACAAAGTGAGCAATTATCAGCTCATACTCTTCCGGCTTATATTTACGCAACCTAGCCACACAACTATCTATCATGATGCCTTCATCATCATCACACTGGAGACGTGACTTTTTACCGTGTGGTAAAAGTCCCTTGAAACCAGCCGCTATCGGCTGCCAGTCCACACCACTATTTTCTGCTGCAGCCCATGCTCCCCAGCGGTCCAATACTTCATACATATCACGCATCAACTTTCTCCACCAAATCAGGCCAGCACGCCAATTGCCAGCGCACGATCAATAAAACGAAATATCAGCTCCAACTGGGAGCCATACTTCTCTTCAAATGCCACGGTATCCGCATGCAGCTCGTCGTGATGCTTTCTGCACAAAGGCAACACAAAGAGGTCATGCGCTTTTGTACCCATTCCCCCCTGACCGTGGCCTATCAGGTGGTGGGGATCATCAGCAGGCTTTCCACAACATGCACACGGCTGTGTCTTAACCCAGCGCGTGTACTTTTCATTAACCCAGCGGCGACGTTTTGG